TATTTTACTAATGGAAAAAGTTATTAAGTTATTTTCAACTTTGTTAATGTTCATAGGTCCAATTTCATCATCAAATGAAAACAGTCACACTTTCATTTTAAAATACGATTACAAAAGTGATCACACAACAAGATCATTGATTGAAAAATTTGAAGGTGTCAAACTGACTGCTTACAGATGTCCATCAGGAATTCCAACAATTGGAATAGGCTCAACCTATTACGAGAATGGAAGATCAGTAAAGATGGGTGATGTGATTAGTTTGGGTAGAGCGAATCAACTTTACGACTTTAACATCAATCAAATTGAAAAGCAATTGAAAAACTTAGTCAAAGTTGAATTAACAAAGAATCAAAAATCTGCACTCACTAGCTTCTTGTACAATGTAGGATATGGAAATTTCGAAAAATCAAAATTATTGGAGATGATAAACAAAAATCCACATGATTTTAGAATTCAACATGAGTTCATGAAATGGACAACATCAAGAGGAAGACCAATGAGAGGCTTAAGAAAAAGAAGAATTGAAGAATTAGAATTGTATTTCACAAAAAACAAACGTTAAAACCATGGCAGTAGAAATTTATTTAGAACCAGAGCTAGAAGAAATGATTGGCTCAAAAGAAGTGACAGAAGAGTGGAAGCAGATTGCTGAAGAACTTGGTATGGAAGGTCAGTTAAAACTAATCGCACCAAAATCAAGTGGAGAAACTGATAAGAATCCTTCTCCATACATCCACATGAATAAGAAAGCAGAGAATGTCTTTGCTATTCTTTGTCCAGAAGTTGTTGATTACAAGAAGTATGACAAGTCTACCATTCCAAGAGAAGTAATGAGAGAAATTGCTATGGCTGAAAGGCTGCAATTCTTTGATAAAATCTGTATTTGGTATGATGATGCTTCTCCAGATCCTCTTGTAGTTGGTTATATCAAGGTGGGAAATTATGAGTTTATCAAGCACATGATTGCTCGATTTGGTGATGAGATTCTTCCATTCGAAGTGCTAGAAAGAAAAGCAATTGATCGTCTGAAGAAAAGAATCACTGACAAACTAAAGGCTACACTCGCTGGTATAGACACTAAAGTGGATGGTTTCTTCAATCCTGTTCGTTACAATGATGACAATCTGAACATCGATTTCAAGACTGTAACCTTTGAACACAGAAATGGTGCATAATCAAACATATGGATGTTTTAATTTACGACATTGAAACACTCAAAGAAATGTTTCTCGTGGGGATTTATATTCCTCACGAGGACATTTATCGTGAGTTTGAGGTGAGCAAGAGCAAGTATGAACTAGATCAGTTTGTAGAGTTCACAGAGAAGTACAAAGACTTCTATTGGGTGGGCTACAACAATCTAAGATTTGACAGCCAAGTGGTTGAATGGATCTTAAGAAAGTATCAAGATTGGGGTGAAAAGTCTAATCTTGAAGTGGCAGCCATGATTGCTCAGAAGGCTCAGGATGTAATAGATGATGCAAACTATGATGTATTTGCTGAGTATCGTGAAGAAGAGCTTAGTTTGAAGCAGATTGATCTATTCAAGATACATCACTTTGACAACAAGAACAGACGTGTTAGTCTAAAGAGACTAGAGTTTGAAATGGATCTCGAGAACATTGAAGAGATGCCTATTCATCATACAAAGATTGGTATGACTCTAGAAGATAGAAAGCTCACACGTCAGTATTGTCAGAATGATGTTATGGCTACCTATGAGTTTTACAAGGTGACCATTGGTGATACAGAGCATCCGTTGTACAAGGGTAATGACCAGATACAGTTGAGACTTGACATAGAGAAAGAGTTTGATATTCCATGTATAAACTATTCAGATAGTAAGATTGGTGATGAGATCATCAAGAAATACTATTGTGAGGAGAAGAAGATGGATGTTAAAACTCTTCCTAGAAAGGGTCACTTCAGAAAGTACATCTTTCTTAGTCAATGCATTGCTCCATACGTACAGTTTAAGACTGTTCAGCTAGATCAGTTTCTTAAGAAGATTAAGAAGATGCGTCTAGAACTCACTGATGATTTCAAGGAGCACATACATTTCTATGACAATATGTATTCTTTCATGAAGGGTGGTTTGCACACAGAAAACAAACCAGAAGTATTTGAGGAGGATGAAGATCATCTCATCATTGACTGGGACGTTTCTAGCTACTATCCTGCCATTATCATCAACAACAAGCAGTATCCATATCATTTAGGAAAAGAGTTTCTCACAGGCTATAAAAAGATGTATGAGAAGCGTTTAGAACTAAAGCCTTTTGCAAAGAGCGATAAGAAGATTAAGGGTATTGTTGGTGCGTTGAAGCTTGCTGTAAACTCTGTGTATGGTAAAAGTAGTGACATGAATAGTTGGATATATGATAGACAACTCACTATGTTTACAACAATCACAGGGGAATTGTCCTTGATGATGCTCATTGAAGCGTATGAAACCAAAGAAATACGTGTCATATCAGCTAACACTGACGGTGTAACAATTCAAATCCATAAAAGCAAACTTGCTGAGATGGAGAAGATTAATGACTGGTGGTGTAAGATAACTGGATATGAGCTTGAAAGGGCTGATTACAAAAAGATTATATTCTCAACAGTTAATGACTACTTAGCAATTAAAACAGATGGAGAAATTAAAAAGAAAGGGGATTTTCTCACGGATTTTGAACTTCATAAAAACAAATCCGCCAGAATTGTCCCTCTTGCTCTTGAGCATTACTACGTTAGCGGTGTTCCTATTGCTGAAACTATTCATCTTCATAAGAATCCTTTTGATTTTTGTATAAGACAGAAATCAACTAGTGACTTTCATTATGAGGGATATAGAAAAGGAATGGAACCGTCTGTATACAACAAACTCATTCGCTACTATATCACTAAAGGTGAAGATGGGGAGAAACTCTTGAAGATTAAGAATCAAGATTCTACCTCCACAGCACCTAATAGTTCACAAGTGGAGGCTGGAGATTGGTTGTGTAAGGTGGTGAACCATCTTCCTGCAAGCACAACTGTTGCATCAATGAACGTCAACTATGACTATTACATTGATAAAGCAGAGAGTCTTGTATTGAAGATTGTCACTAAGGGTAAGAAAAGAAAAGTAGATAGAATTCCTAACCAAATTTCTTTATTTTAATTATGGAAGAAGAAAAGTCATATACGCAAATAGAGACATTACCTCCTAGCAGCTTTACTCCTGTATATTTAAGATCAATGAAAATTCCAATTAACAGAGGCAGTAGATACTTTGATTTAAATGGTGTGGTGCATGTAGTGATATACTCCAAGCCAGATGTAATCAAGCTAATGCCAATCAAAAGCAATGCTATGATTGATGTTTGGGAAGTGGATGAGTTTAAGAACCAAGTTAAGTTTTTAAAATTCACACACTTACCACACCCTCCTATAAATAGAGCTAATGTTTCAGAACATCTTCTGGAATACCAGTTCAACATGTTAGGAAAAACAATGGCAAACACTCTTGCAGAAACAGACTGGAAGACAACCTGGAAACTGACTAAGAAGCAAAAAGAAATGTTTAAGTCTTATGCAGTTGGAATACTAAAAAAAGTTTTTAGATTCAACGGTGCAAAGGCTCGTGAAACATATGAGTTCTTTGATAAAAACTTTGGACTTTTAACGCTTTGAGTCATGGCCAGTTTTCTTCTAATCTATTGTTTATTTAGCACTGCATTACTAATTGCATTAGTAGAATTTATAATTAAACACGATAGAAAACGATGAACGTACACGAAGACCATGAACACGTTCCCATTAGGGAAGCAGCAATTATCCAATTGCAAAAGAGAGATGAAGTGGAACAAGCAAACCACGAATACGAGTCAACTAGACAACCTGCAAAAATTATTGTAACTACAGAGAAGAACGATGAAGTTCAACATAACGCCCTCCCATTTTGAACAACTTCTCAAACAATCCTATAGTCTAGATCACATTTTCTTATTAAAGCTTGTAGAGGCCAATATTGACATACAACCATTAACAGATGGAAGTATGAAGATAGCTGGCCTCTATCAGTCTTTAGTCAGGAAAGGTCTTGTCTCTGATGTAACCTTACAAATTACACAGATAGGAAGAGAGTTGTTGACATTTGCTGACTCTGAAGTAAAGCAAACCATCAAAAAAGTAAAACAGAAGCCTGAAGACTTTGATGGTTGGTGGAATGCTTTTCCTTCTACGGACAATTTTGAACACAAAGGAAAAAAGTTTCCTGGATCAAGAGCACTAAAGAGAGCAAGAGAGGATTGCAGAATCAAATTCAACAAGATTCTTGCTGAAGGAGAATATGTCGCAAAGGATATTATAGATGCTACCAACCTAGATGTATATCTAAAGAAGGAAGCATCTCTAAGAACAAGTGATAATAAGCTGAGCTTTTTGCAGAATAGTCTCACTTATCTAACACAGAGAAGCTTTGAACCCTTTATTGAAATGATTAAAACAGGAGTGGAAATACCTAACGCACAAACAAAAAGATCTATTGATATATGAGTTTTGAAACACTAAAGAAAGAAGTAGACAATGGTTTGAGTGGTAGGAATAATGGTATTCCTATGGGCTTCCATCGATTGAACAGGTATATAGGTATTCGTAAGCGAATGTATTTTGTAACAGGAGGTTTGACAGGCTCAGGCAAGACAAGCTTTGTAGATGATGCATTTGTTTTGAATCCTTATGACTGGTATATCAGTCAGAAAGACCCAAAATTCAAGTTACGTATCATATATCGTTCAATGGAGCGCAGTAGAACATACAAACTTGCTAAGTGGGTATGTAGAAAGATCTTTCTAGATCATGGCTATATCATTCCTGTAAGTAAGTTGTTAGGGTGGACTGATAAGATGACAAAGGATGAACATGACATATTTCTATTGTATAAGGATTACATGGAACAAATGGATGATGTCATTACAATCATTGATGGTCCAGAGAATCCTGTTGGTATTGCTAAAGACTTAAAGAGTCATGCAATGAAGCACGGTGTGATTGAACAACTAGATGAGTACAACAAGATCTACATTCCAAATGATGAGAATGAAGTGACTATTGTTGTTGTAGATCACCTAGGATTGCTCAAGACTACCAAAGAACTCACTACCAAGAAACAAACCATTGACAAGATGAGTGATGAGTTGAGATATGCCAGAGACTTTTATGGCTACACTATTGTAGCTGTACAACAATTCAATCGTGACATATCAAATCCCATCAGAATCAAGAATGGTGATGTAGAACCACAACTAGAAGACTTCAAGGAGTCATCAGTACCTCAAGAGGATGCTGATGTTGTTCTTGCACTCTTCGATCCTATGAGATACAAGGTAGCTGATCCCAGTGGTTACAATCTTGACAAACTGATTGATGAATATGGTGGTAAGTATTTTAGATCACTACGACTCATCAAGAACAGCTATGGTGAAGATGATGTAAGAATTGGTCTTGGCTTTCTTGGTCAGGTGGGTATGTTTAAGGAACTTCCCAAGAGGAAGGATATGACAGATGTAGATTATGAAAATGTTGTAAACAAAAGCTTTTTCTTAAATGATCAGCATAGCTCAACATTGCGATAAATGTAAAAACCTAACAAGTCACACACTCAAAGATGGTGTGATAGTATGCTTAAAATGTAAAAAACAAACCAAAACAATAAAACTATGAATGTTTACGAGAGTACACTAGAAAAATTACCAGACGTATTTACATCTCATCATTACTTAGGTGTGTTGAGAAAGTCAGACCTACCAATCAATGTGATTGAACAAGGTCATCATCTTGACTTTCTAGCAGAAAGATGTAAAAGATTAACTCCAAAAACATGGAGAAAAAGAATTTCAACACATAATGCAAAGTCTGCTGAAATTATTGTAACTGAGATTGAAAATAAAATAACTCCACAACCTTCTAAGGTTGAAGAAGCTATTTCTCTTCTAAAGTCAAACGGATACAAGATTTATAAAACAGAACTTGTTGAAGTGTAAGAATGACACTAAGAGATCAAAGACAATCTGAATTTGCCAAACAGTGGATTGATAGTGGAGAGTATGGTATTCTCTATTTATGTCCAAGGTTTGGTAAAATCAGAACGTCAATCAATGTGCTGAAGCATTATGATAAAGATTGTTCTGTTCTAGTTGCCTATCCAGACAATAAGATTAAACAGTCCTGGTTGGATGATTTCGAAGCTCTTGGATACGATAATGAGAACATCACATTCACCACACACCTATCACTTAAGAAGTATACAGACAAGCTGTTTGACATTATTATCATTGATGAGATACATCTATTGTCTGAAGCTCAGATAGAAGTGTGTGAAGAGTTGTTTACAGACAACAAGAAAGTGCTTGGTCTCACTGGTACACTAGCAACATCCACTAGAATAGTTTTAGAAGATCGTCTTGCTCTGTATGTAAATGCTGAATATCCTTTAGCAAAGGCAATTGATGAAGGCATCATTGTAGACTATGAAATCACTGTTGTAACAACACCTCTAGATATCATCACTAAACAGAACTATGGTGGTAAAGAAAGAACAGAGAAACAACAGTTTGATAATTATACATGGGTGATTAACAAGATGCAGTCAGAATACAGAGATACAATGTTCTTACGACTAGCAAGAATGAGACTGATACAATCTTCTCTGGCAAAGGTAAATCTTACCAAGAAGCTGATTAGTAAGCATGCTGATGAAAGAATGTTGATATTCTGTGGAGTGACAAAGGTGGCTGATGGTTTAGGAATTCCTTCCTATCACAGCAAATCTAGCGAGAAGCAAATGTTTGCTGATTTCGCTGAGGGAAAGGGTAATCATATGGCTGTTGTGAAGATTGGCAACACAGGTGTGACATACAAACCCTTGAACCGTGTAGTTATAAACTACTTTGATAGCAATAGTGAGAACCTGGCTCAGAAGATACAGAGATGCACAGCAATGGAATACAATAACCCTGATAAAAAGGCTCAGATATACATCATATCTAGCAATGAGCAGGTGGAATTGAAGTGGTTGCAGAAGGCTTTAGAGTTCTTTGACAGGAGTAAAATTAAGTTTGTCGAGGCTAGGAATTTATAACCAAAAAAGTGTATATTTATAATGAAAAAAGTTAAAACCTAAAATTAAAGCAAATGGCAAGTAAACTAATTGGTATCGTAGGAGAGACCAGTACAGGAAAATCAACATCAATCAAACACTTAAATCCAGATGAGACGTACATCATCAACGTGGCTAAGAAAGAACTTCCTTTCAAGGGCTCTGAGAAGATGTACAATGCAGACAAGAAGAACTACAAGGAAGTGGATGACGCTAATGAAATCTCTAGGCTTCTAAAAACCATTTCTGAGA